CTATCCCCAAGTTCCTTAACGAACAAGGGGGTAGGAGTATGGTTGGCCTTGCCACGACAGGTGTCGTAGCTGGTATAGCTTTTTACATTGTAAAGGACTATGTCATTAAGCCCTAAACAGGTCGTTCCCAACCCATATTACTATAAATCGAGTTATCAATACCCGAATAATACGTCGCGAGTACACCAATAGTGAATGTCCCCGCTAATAAGGCGCTCAATTTAAGCTTCTTATTAGTGTCAGCTGTGTGATCGGTAATAGCATCCTTAGTCTCACCAGAAATTTGGTTGATAAAGAAAGTAGCAATTAACGCAATGAATGTAGCCGACAAGAAGAATACCCTGTCTACAGCGAGTCTGGGGATATTACCAATTGCAAAACGAATGATATTTGGTATCATTACAGTCATCCATACGAGATTCACGTAGTAGTTTTTAGACACGAGGGGTACAAGGGTTGTAGCATACAAAGCCAACCAATACGCGATGGCAGTGAGTAAAATGTTCACTGGTGTCTTCATTTAAACTAGAGTGAGATTATTTATCCTGAATATGCTGACCACAAAATTCTGTTCTCTGTGGTATCTGCTGGTAAATGTCTAGATGTACGCATATATTTCGAAGTTCAACGTAATTTTTCCAGAACTCTGGTGAATGAGAATATTCATCTACTGTTGAGTGAGCCAATTCATGTATAAGAACATGAAAAATCTCATTCGTTTTGCCATCTAAGCATAAAACTATTTCACCGCCTTTATTTGTATTGGATCCTACGGAGCCGTTCATTCTCTTCAAACCGGTTATCGGTGTAGGACGAACAAGCATTTTAAACTTTTCATTTCCTGTGTCACGAATGTGTTCTCTAAGAATACGATACTTCTCCTTTACTTCGACAAGCTCCTGGGGTTCTCTAGTCGTGTAAAGAATAACTAAATTGATTAATAATAATATAATCAAAGCTATCATCTCTTATATACAAAGATAAATTTACTATATAACTCTGAGATGGGATTCCCTGTTAGTCCTTCCCAAAGTTGTAAGCTAAACCCCAACTCTTCTAGATGTGTGACCAAAAGGTCTTTAAAAGCCACTGGCTCTGATTTTGGTCCATCCGCATAATAAGGTGTGTCGACCAGGTTTACAAATAATTTTTCACCAAAACCACCATTTCCATGGTCTTTTAGTTTGAAAAAATTACCCGTTTCATCAATGAGTGGTGTTTTAAAAATAATTTTTTCAGAGTCTGGAATGATACCTATAAGAAGTCCACCAGGTTTTACCCTCTTTTTTATTTCACGAATAGAACTGAAAAATAAACCTTTACTGGCAAAAATATAATGCAGTGAAAAGTTAAAACACACGATATTAAACGCTCTGTTTGGGCAGTTATGAATATCACCCTCATAAAAGTTCACGCGCATGTGCATATTTTTTGCGCGGGAACGAGCCTCTTCTAGGGCTGATGGTTCGGGATCACACATGTTAATGTTCACTCCACACTTGTGCCATTTTTGAAGATCTCCACCAAACCCACAACCTACATCAAGAATGTGTTCACCTTCTTTTGAAACAGACTGGATAAGATTTCTCTTAGCATCATTGTGGTTTTTGCGAATCTCTTCCATGAATATAGAAGAGCTTAAAACTTTAATTTGAATATAGAATATGAAACCATTTATTAAATGGGTCGGTGGAAAAACTCAAATTATTGAAGATGTCTTAGGTTCTTTTCCTACAAAAATTGACGATTATCACGAAGTCTTCGTCGGCGGTGGAAGTGTTCTTCTGTCGGTCCTGTCAAAAGGTCTCGCGAATGGTAAGGTATGTGCATACGACCTTAACGGGTCACTGATAGCCCTGTATCAGAATATTCAAACACAACCAGACGTGGTACATAAACATCTACAGAAGATGTTCAACGAATACGACAAGTGTTTAGGTACTGAAATTAATCGCGAACCAAAGACTCTCAAAGAGGCTAAACAATCGAAGGAAAATTATTATTACTGGATGAGAAAGAAATTTAATTCAAACAAGGAAGAAACACCCCAGCGTTCAGCAATGTTTATATTTTTAAACAAAACTTGTTTTAGGGGTGTATACCGTGAAGGACCCAATGGATTTAACGTACCGTACGGTCATTATAAAACAACACCTATGATTCTTACCAAAAAGGAACTTTCAAAAGTGAGCGACCTTATCAAGGATGTACAGTTTAGAAAATGTGATTTTCGTGAAGCGTTTAAGGAAATAGGAAAGGGTGATTTTGTATATCTCGACCCACCGTACGCACCAGAGACAAAAACATCCTTCGTGGGATACACGAAAGATGGGTTCGGGGTAAAAGACCATGAAGATTTATTCAATTTAACTAAGACATCCGGAGTTGATTTTGTGATGAGTAACGTGAAAGTTGATTTAGTTGTGAATACATTTTCTGATTACAATATAAAAGACGTGAAAGCACGTCGAGCTATAAACAGTAAAAATCCCGAATCTACGACGACTGAAGTACTTGTTTCGTCATCCAATCAAATATAGCATCTTGCTCCACACCGTAAAAGGCTGGGTAAATTGTCCACTTCTTATCTCGAATATGAACTTTCCATGTTGAGCCCACTTGTTTCGCGAAAAACACTGGTATCCCATGTTTTTCGTTAAACTTAATAGCAATTTCATATTTTTTCTGGCGTCCAAACCACCAATCATTAAGAATAAACATCATATAAACATTTTCAACATTGGGGTACAGTTGCTTATACTCTTCGAGAAGGCACGGACCCGCGCGAATCTTTTCATCGACAGAGCCTGCGACAATCTGGTGTTTTGCTTCGATGATAAAGAGTGTCTTTTTGTCATCACTGATGAGAGCGCCGTCAGGCTTCTTTTTGTGTTCCCAATACGGATCTTTGAGGTCTTTCATAAACTCGACGAATTGGTCTTGGTCAATGTACGTAAACGTACGGTCGCCAATTATATGTCTACCCGTGGGACGGAAACAATCCTCGAAGGGTTTTCCACTTGCATTTGTGTTCGCACCTCCTGTACCACCGGTCTTCATTTTATGGAATGATTAGATTGATTTCTTTAGGTTCAATCATTTCATTTAGGTGCCAATTAAACAAATAGTAGCTTAAAGTTTTAAGCCATCACATAAATATAATGTCTCTCGAAACAGATTACACCACTGTACCCGGTCAGATCTTTGCTTGTCTATCCATTGTTGGTCCTGAGTGCCCTCAAAAGAATGAGAAGTTTGGTATTAAGATCCGTGGTGCCTTTTCCACCCGTGATGAGGCCGCTAAGCACGCTGCACGTCTACAGAAGGAGGATGCCACTTTCGATATTTACGTAGTTGACATGTATAAGTGGCTTTTGATCCCTCCCGATTCCGATAAGATTGAAGATGTTCACTATACCAACGATAAACTCGAAGAAATTATGAAGGGATACAGGGAGAACCAGTCCGAGGCTGCTCGTATGTTTAACGAACGTAAAACGGCGATGATGACTGAGAAGAATCATTTCGTAGCAGGTGATGATAATTCCAAGTTTTACAACAAGCCCGATGAGGCTCCTATCTCTCACCCAGCAGAGGTCCTCGAACGGCTCAAGAAGGAAAAGCCTGACACTCCCATGGAGGAGCTTGTAAAGGAGGCTGATGAGATTGTTGCTGAGGAGATGAAGCAGCGTCAGAAGCAGCGCGAGGAGGAGGCGTCTAGGGATGCTAAGTTGGAGGAGGTAAAGGAGGAGGGAGAACCCGAAGTTTCTTCTGCGTAAATAATATTCATATACATTAAATAAAAATGCTTCGTATAATTCTAACAATATTGTTAGTCGGGGCTTTCTTTATTTTGTTTTTTAAACCAAATTACAATTTAAAAAACAAAACAGATTTAGGTTCAGTAGCAACTGATACAGGTACTGAGGAGGTTTCAACAACGGATGGTTTCGTCGAAGATACACACAGGGGTCCCATTCTTTTTGGGCGAGATGGAATTCCCCCAAGATATGGTGACATAGGTACGTTTGTTGCTTATTCATCTATTCCGGAGACTAACTGGTTAAGTGGATTTCCGCAAAAGGGTGTGAATAATGATATGTACGAGGACGCAGATACAAAACTTTCTACTCGTATAATAGACTTAAGTAAGTGATTAGGTGTACCTGAGGATGACTGGTTGCATCGTCTTTCCCATAAAAAATCCTAAAAGAAATACTGCAAATGCAATAATCCATGTGGATTTATCGATATCGGTAAAAGGGTCGAATTTTCCAGGTTGAGGAGGGTGTTGCGGGTAATTCATTTCACTTGGATGAAAATAATATGGTTGATCTTGAATCAATTCATCCTTATTATTATCTTCATTCTTCTCCTGAATTAAAGGGTCAAGGTTTGGGGTATACTCAATAGGATTACCAATATCAGTTTCCATTTCTAATATAGAATCTGTTTTTTTTAAGCTGATTCTTCCTCACTTTCACTCGCTTCCTCGTCATCTACCACGAAATCCTTGAGATTACCATTATCATCCGCGTCTTCGTCGTAATCATCATCACTACCTTCTTCTGAATTATATTCATCTTCAGTGTCAATTACTGAATCGTCTTCAAAATCTGCGTGATCATCTGTAGCATAATCGTCATCTAGTACAGTTTCTACTGGTATATAAAGAA